TCCCGCACTACCCCGGCATTTCCTATTGCGATTGGATCGGCGTAGAACTAATCCTGCCCAATGGCTTCGTGCATGTGGCCAGCGTCGAGCGTCCGGGGCCGGACGGGCAAATGTGCGGCAAGGGCGAAATGTGGGATCTTGGCGTCAAGGAAGGCGTATACCGTCTCTTCCGGCGCGGCAAGGTGCTATCGGACTTTGAGTTCTCGCATGTCGGTCGCGGCGAGGCTCTGAGCGACGATGATCTGCTAGGCTTTGGGCTGACGCGCGCCGACTCACCGATTGACCGGCCTCTTGTTGCAGATGAGTGCTACTCTTCCCTGAACCGCGCGCCCGAGGTGCGCAAACTGATCGGAGTCTGACCATGCGTAAACTGCTCGTGTCCCACCTGGCTGCCGGCGTATGCGCGCTGGCCCTGCTCGCCGCGTTCGCAGTGCTGGGCCACGGCCACTACGCCGAAATTTTGCTCGGCTCGCAGGGCTTCGTACATGCTGGCGTTTTCACCTTCCGCAAGGCCGGCGCTGTCATGGCGGTGGACACCACCACGGCCGAGCAGATGGCGTTCCTGCCCGCCGCAACCGGCTCGCTGCGCCTGATCGAAGCCTCGGCCTCTGGCACCGGCACCGCGACGGCGGCCAACGAGTTCCAGATCGCTCCGGGAACCTGGGTCACTGGCACGCAGGGCGCCCTGACCTCGGTGGCGGCCTTCGCGGTCAATCCGCTGGGTACGACCGCCTCGACCTTCACGAGCGGCACCACGTTCGCCACGTCGCTGCCGACCGTCAACGCCCAAGCCGGCATCGGCTTCGGCGTGAACTCCAACGGCGGCACGTACCGCTGGCTGGCCAAGACGAATTTTGAGCTTTACGCCTCTGGCGCCACGTCCGGTTATCAGTCGCTCAACTGGAAGTGCATTGCGACCGGCGCGTCCGGTAACGTGGTGATGCACGCCATCGTCGAGCAGATCGCCTAATTCGCCCCCGCTCCTCCCTCCCTCCCATGGGCCGCAACGCCCACGAGGGCGAATCTTCCGAACGGGGCCTCGCGCCCCGTTCTTTTTTCCAGGGGGATCGGACATGAACGCCATCCGCGTCACCGCCGCGCAATCGCCCTACTACGCGGCCGGGCCAGGATTCTATTTCTGCGATTGCAGCGGCGGCAGCATCACCTTCGTCCTCCCGGTTCCCGCATCCGGGCAGGCCGCGCCGTGCTTCGTGAAGCGCGCGGATGTGACCTACGCGCCCGGCAATAAGGTCACGGTGCAGGCGCCGACCGGATACAACCTGTTCGACGGCACGGGCGCGACCGTGCTCACCGAATTGGGGCAGGCCGGCACGTTCGCGGCCGATGGGATTTCCGTAGACGGAGCATTCTGATGCACGCTTACCAGCTGACCGACTTCTTCATCCTTCACCCGTGGTTCGAGCGCTTGCTGGTGTTCGCGCTGGTTCTGATCCCCGGCATGGCGCTCGTGCAGCGCCTGGCATACCGCGGCAGCGCGCGAGCATTCTGGATGCGCACCGGCCGCAACCCGCTCGCCTGGGTAGTGCTCGTCGGCGCGCTCATGGGCGCCTTCTCCACGCCGATCCCCGGCACGTACACCTTCAACTGCGTCGGCAGCGGCACCGCCGACACCGCCGAATGGAACTCGGCACTGGGATCGAGCGCAAATCGCTTCATCGTGCCCGTAGGCACCTGCTCAATGAACTCGACGCTATCGCTGGGCAGCGCCATCTGGTCGAATCGCACGATCACCGGCGTCGACCGCTATAACTCAATCGTCCAAGCCGCGGCAGGCTCAAACCTGACCACGATGTTCCAAGGCTACTCGAACGGCACGGCGTCGAACTTCACCCTTAGTAATCTCACCTTCGACGCCAACTACGGCAACCAAACCGCGGGCAACGGCTCGGCGGTCTTTGAGTTCAACGGCTCGATTACCTACAACAACATCTACGTCGACGGCGTGCGCTTCCTCAACTGCGGCGCGGTTAGCTGTCTGCAATTTGCATCGAGCGGCGTCTCCGAGGTCGACATCTCAAACAGCTACTTCAAGGGCTCCTACTGCCATGACATCTATGCGACGAAAACGACGCACATGCGGATCGTGGGGAACATCTTTACCGCGTACAACCAGCAGGTCACGGCCGATTGCGCAGCCATAAGCGGCTACTCGCAGAGCGGGGCGGCCCTCGCAAACTGGGTGATCGCGTCCAATGATTTCGAGTCGACCGTCTCGGCCGAGTTCGCCATCGAGTTTGTGCCCGCGACCAGCGTGCCGGCAAACAACATCGTAATCGTCGGCAACACCTGCAACGCCAACGCGACCGGCGGCTGCGGTGTCTCAATGGCCTGCGATGCGTGCGTCGTTTCTGGCAACACCTTCGGCAACGGCGAATATGGAGACCGCAACGGCTGCGAATGCTCGGGCAACGATCTGGTCATCTCGGACAATACTATCCAGAATGGGCAGATTTCCCTGGCCAACAACTCTACTGCCTATGGCAGCGGCGGCCCGTCCGGGATGGTCGTGCAGGGCAATACCTTCCAGTTCACCGGCGCGCCGGCGGCCAATGGAATCAGCGCGATCCAGGCTTTGCAGGTCAACCACGTCGACATCCTCGGCAACACTGTCACCATCAACTTCTCGAACACGGTAGACAGCTATCCGGTGATCGCGGTGGGCTTTTACGGCTCGGTCGGCTCCACAAGCTACGTGCGCGTCCTCAACAATCACATATCGGACCAGAGCGCCACGCCGAACAAGCAGTGCATCCGGCTCTACGAGAACTCGTCAACCTTCTCGACGCATGTGACCATCCAGGGCAACACATGCGAACAAATGCTCTATGGCCTGTATTTCAACACTGGCACGACCTACTCGACCTATGTGTGGGCCTGCGGCAACGATGTGTCGACCTCGACTAATCAGTTCAACGGCGCGCCGAACCTGGCCAGCGATTCTGTGGGCAATTTCCCCTGCACCGTTCCTTTCGGCACGCCGCAGATCGGCACCGGCTGGGGCAGCGGCCCGACGATCACCGGCAATTCGCCCGCGGCATTCCAGGTGAACGTGGGCAGCGGCGGCAGCGCATCGAGCGGCGCGGTCACCCTGCCGGCGGCGAAGAATGGCTGGGTATGCAACACCACCGATGCGGGCAACGGCACGGGCCAAGTAATCAGTTCCTCGACCACGACCTCGGTTACGTTCAGCAAACTGACCGCGTGGCCAGCGGGCTACGTGATGAACTTCGCTTGCACAGCGTACTGACGTGGCCGGCGTTGTCGACTTCTCGGTCGGTGGTGGCCAGTCGGTCCCGCAGGTCGTCGTATTGCCGCAGCCGCTCATGGCTGCGCAGTACGATGCAGCAGCCGAGGACATTGACGCCGATTTCGTCGACGCCGACGCCACCGTTGAGCAGTTCCTCGTCGGGACAGATCAGCCGCAGTCCAACCTTATCGGCGCCGAGGTGCACGCCGACGCGCAGGTGGTCGCTGAGGGTGATGAGGTCGATATCGATGCGCAGTTCGAGGAGTTCCTGGTCGGCACGGACGCGCCCACCGGGCTCAACATCACGACCAGCTCTCCGCTGGCAGGTGCGACCCAGGGCCTCACGTATTCGACGACCCTGGCCGCAACCGGAGGGTCCGGGACGTATCCGCTTTGGCAACTGGTCGGCGGCAGCCTCAACCCATTCAATGGCAACGTGGTCGGCCCGCTGCCGGCGCCCGCGCTGACGGTGAACTTCAACGGCGTCGTGCAGGGCCTCTCGCTGCCCAACGCCGAGACGGACACCTTCACGGTGATGGTGCAGGATTCGAGCGGCGCGCAGGCGACCAAATCGCTATCGCTGACCGCATCCACGGGCACGCTGCTCTTCTCGCTGCCCGACACCGACCAGTTCTACACGCACATCGATCCGAATGTCACCTCGACCTATATCTGTCAGGACTCGTGGGCAGGCTCGTTCGGCGGCAACATGATCGGGTATTCGTCGCGCTATTGGACGGCGACCGTCCCGCAGGCGTATGCCAGCGGTCAGACCTACGGATTCCCCTTCGTAAATCGCGGCTGGTATCCGGCCCAGGCCAACCCATGCGCCACTGTCAACGGAGGCACGAGCAGCGCGCCGGGCGTCAACAACTGCATACAGATATCCGCGCTCACGAAAGCCAAGTTGCGCGTGATAGAGCAGGTGCCGGTCGACCGCACGAAGGCCGAGTACGACCTGCTCTGCGATCACTACTTCTACAATGCCCCAAACCCAGGCGGCGCGGGCTCAAGTTTCGGGACGAGCGGAGGCACATACCCGACCATTTTTTCGCTCAACCTGTTCGCGGGCATCTTGGATACCGCCGAGTATTGGAGCGAGATGGTGGGCACCGGCAGCGGGTCGCCGGCCGCACGCCGCGCGTTGCAGACGCTCTCATCGTCCAACTACAACAACACCAGCACATCGGGCCGTATCGCGCTTGATGACAAGATGTGGTGGTACACGCTCACCAATCAGTCGTGGGCGCAGACGCCGGGCTCGGGCCTTTACAACTGCCTGCGCCTTTTTCCCGCGCCCTGGAACGACACGCAGCAGATGGGCACGGGCTACCTGTCGGTTAATTACCTCCAACTCATCACCGACCTGCTGGCCTCATCGCTCGCATCGCAGATCCCGCTTACAAGCTCAATGTACCTGGGAAACCTCAACGCCGGATTCGAGACGAACGGCCTGGGCACCATCGCCAGCATCACAGGCGCCACCAATGCCTCGAGCCTGGTCGTGACCAATTCAAGCAGCGCATCGGCCAACCCGTTCCCAGTGGGAACGATCGTCGGTTTCAAGTCGGTCGGCGGCATGACGCAGCTAAATACGATCAATGGGATCGTGACGGCGGCCGGCGGCTCAAGCGGCGCGTGGACGAACACGATCAACATCAATTCGTCGAGCTTCGGGACATGGACATCGGGCGGCTCGATCCATAACTGCGCCGTCTCGGTGCTCGACTTCCAGACGGCGCTGCAAAGCGAGGCAGATCCGGTGATCTACACCGTGCCTCAGATCAGTCAGAACATCGGGCGCCGTCAGCCGATCGCCACGAACGTCTCAACGATTGACCCGGCCATCAATGCCAATACGGCCAACTACAACATATGGTTCCGCAGCAATGCGGCCCCGAGCAGCGGATCGCCTGTGGAACTGGCGATCGATCTGACCGCGACCTCATCGACGCAGCGCTCCTCGCTGATGATGAACTGGTCGGGCGAGGACGGAAACGACGGCTACTACGGCGAGGGCTACGACCTGCCGGGCACATACACCATACAGGGCAACCCGGCGAGTTTCACCGGCGGCACCACACCGCCCACGAGCGGATGGGTCACGCTGCTCACGGTCACCGGCAACACGCGCACCGCGCGCACGCACTACCTGGGCAACTGCTCGGCCTACAACTCGTTCAAGATGAGCGTGACGGCCGGCTCTCCAAATAACACGCTTAACGATGTTGGGCTGCACTGGGATTGGAGCTACGCGCCCGAGACGACCGGCGCGCCCGATGGCTGGTTAATCCTGGGCGACTCGATCACGAACAAATGCCTGCAACCATGGGACACCGAGGAGGGTGGCGCGAGCGATTACGCCGGCCAGATCATCAGCCACTACACCGGCCACATACCCGTCGTCGAATGCGGCGGCAATTCGGGCTGGACGCTCTACGGCATCAGCTCCGACACGACCGCGGTAATCAACTTCGTGAACGGCACGTTCGGGACGTGGATCAATGACTTTCCGGGCCGCTACATCATGCTGCGCCTGGGCACGAACGACGCGGCGACCGGAGTGTCGCAAGCCAACTTCCAGAGCGCGCTGGTGTACGTCATCAATCTGTGCCTGAGCCTTGGCAAGACGATCGTGATTCCGTCGATCCCGTATCGCACCGATGGCAGCAATGGACCCAATGTGACGTTCAGCGGGTACATCACTTCGACCCTGGCCACCTACGCCTGGAACTCGGGCACCAGCTACACGGTGGGGCAGTACGCGGCTAACAACGGGATCATGTACATCTGCACCGCGGCCAACACGAACGAGGCGCCCCCCAACTCCTCCTACTGGTCGCCCGTGGGCGGCAACCCGCAGGCCATGGCCGGGCCGGATATGCAGACGATCACGAGCAATTTTTCATCATTCTGGTACAACTCCTACGACGCGATCCACCCTTGCCCCTACGGCCAGGCCACCGATCGCGCGGTGGTATGCGACTGGATCGCTCGGGTGATCTACCTGGGGATGCCGGCCTCCCAATGGGAGCCGCCCTACAGCGTGGGCACGGGCGTGGGAGGGCACTGAGATGGCATTTGGCACGCCGGTCGAGAACAGCACATTCGGGCAGACCTCGATCACGGTGACGGGCGTGCCGCCGGGCGCCGACATCCTCGTCTTTTCCTACGGGCAGACCACCGCGCCGACCGCCGCCAATGACGGCAACGCCTACTCGGTGCTCACCGGCGCAGTGGTGTCGAGCGGCTATGGCGCGCAGGCATTCTTGCTGCAAAACGCCAGCGGCGGATCGCACACGATCAACCTCACCAGCGCCAATTCGATCGTCTACACGGTCGCGCTGTGGATCTCCGGCTACGGCGCGGCCACGGGGACGCCAACCGCTACCGATTCCAACTTCGCCGGTACTGGAACGAACGCGGTGGCTGGCGCGGCGGTCACGCCTGCGGTGCCCAACGCGCTGCTGATCTGCGACGCCGGCGTCGTGTCGGGAACGGCGTCGCTCGCCGCCGGCACGGGTTTCACGCTGCTGCCGACGACCTACGCCGGCCAGGGCCTTGAATACCAGTATCTATCTTCGAGCGCGCCGGTGCAGGGCACGTTCACCGCGAGCGGCAACGTCGACGCGCTCGTGCTCACCGTGGCGCTTCTGCCGCTGGCCGCGCCACCGCCGGCCGGGGGCGGCGTGTTCGTCGAGTGCTGACGTGAGCGGTTTCGTCCAGCAAGGTTCGGTATCTGCGGTCACCAGCGGCGGCGCTACGCCGTCGATCACCGGCGTCACCTCCGGCAACACGCTGATCTGCGTGTGGGCGATCGACGGCGCGGTGTCCATCGGCGTGCCCACGGACAGCAGCGGGCAGACCTGGACGATCCGCATTCAGACCGGCGCGGGCTCGTTCAACCAGGGATGCGCGATCGCATACCTGCTCAACGCCAACGCCGGCACGCATAACCTGACGTGGCCATCGTCCAGCGGTCACACGCAGGTCGCGCAGATTTCCGAATGGAACGGCATCACCGCAGTCGGTGGCACCGGCCAGGCCAGCAGCGCCACCACGAGCACAAGCCTCACCACCGCGAGCTATACGCCGGGCAGCAGCAGCGAGGTCGTGATCGCGGTGGTGAGCGAGAACGGCTCGGCCTCCAACGACGGCATCAAATGCAACACCACCGGATTCCAGACCATCGGCACGGGCTCGGATGCGGGCTCGCACAGTTGCATCGCACTTGAGCAAAACGGCGCGTCGACCAACGCCATCGAGGGCAATGCGCAAATCATCAGCAGCGCCAGCGCGCTGACCTGCTCCTGGTCCTGGACGCCGAGCGAGGTCTGCGCCTACGCGATCGCCGGCTTCACGTACAACGCCAGCGGTGGCGACACCGGCGGCGAAACGATCTGCTACTTCGAGGACGATGTCGAGGGCTCGGTTGAGGCGCCTGACATCACGGGCGAAGATACCTCGATCTTCGATTTCTTTGGCAGCGCCGAGCCACTGCCGCCGAATACGGCGATGGCGGCCTCGCTCATCGAATTGCCGCAGGCGTTTGAGTATGAGGACAGTACGCTAGATGTTGATGGCGAAGATTTTTACTGGGCGACCGGGCCGCCGATTCCCGATACCGCCATGGCGGCCACGATCTTCGGACAGTGGCCGTGGGAGGCCGAAGAGCCCGACGATGAGGACTTCGGTTTCGTCGCATTCGTTATCGGCACCGAAGGGACCGTATCGAACCTGATCGGTGCCGAGTATTACCCCGCGGAGAGCGAGGAACCAGAAGATGAGGATCTGGTCGACCCGTTCTCGTTCCTGGTCGGAACCGAGGGCTTGGACACTGGAGGCGAGTCGACGGTCTACGTCCCGGACGTGGACGACGACGATGAGCAAACCAGCGCGGGCTCTTTCGGCTTCGCCATCCCCGGCGACGACACGGCCGAGTGGCCGATCTACTTCCCGGACGACGCGCTCGATATCGACGACGACGAGGACTACGGCGGTTCTACTTTCCTGGTAGGCACCGAGCAGGGCGCCGACACCGGCGGCGAGGCGATCTGCTACACGCCCGACGATACCCTCGAGGACGAGGAAACCTCCAACGGGTCTTTCGGATTCGCAATCCCGCCCGACGATACCGGACAGACCACCGCGACTTGGCCCGACGACCCCGACGAGCCGCCCGACGACGAGCCATACGGCAGCGCCGGCGAGTTCCTGGTCGGCACCGAGGTCTCAAACACCGCGCAGATCGCCCTTTACTACTTCCCCGACGAGTCGCCCGATCCCGAGGACGACGAAGATTACGGGCAAGGCTCGTTCATCGTCGGAACGGAAACCGCGCCCGCCGCGCCGGTGCTCAATCCGGTCGTCGAAAGCGAGGACGAGGACGGCGACGAACTTGACACCGGCAGCAAATTTGACTACCAGCTGCCCCTCGACGACACCGGCCAAACGGTCATCTACTGTCCCGACGAGCCCGAGGAACCGGAAGAGGAGGCGTTCGGGCTAGAAGCGTTCACCATCGGCACCGAAGCCGGGCCCGACACGGGCGGCGAGGCGATCGTCTACTGCCCCGACCAGGATCTCGACGACCCGGAGCCCGAGACATACGGCACCTTCGCCAAATGGCAGTCTCCGGCCGACGATACGGGCGTAAGCGCTATCTATTTCCAGGACGAACCCGAAGAGCCCGACGACGAGCAATTCGGCTTTGAGGGCTTCCTGGTGGGCACCGAGGGCGTCGTCACGACGCCCTACATCCCCGGCGCCGAGGCGTATCCGGCAGAAGCAGAGGAGCCCGAGGACGAGGATTTCGGCTTCGCCAGCCTGTTCCAGCTTCCCGGCGACGACACCGGCAGCACCAGGGCCTACGAACCGGACGAGGCCGAAGAGCCGGAGGACGAGCCGTTTGACTGGACGGACGCGCCGCGGCCGGCCGACTTCGTGGCGCCGCAGCCGCTTGCGATCTGGCAATTCCCGGACGAGGCCGAAGAGCAAGAAGATGAGCCCTTCGACTTCGCGCTGGCGCCCCTGGCCGCCAACGATGCCGGCGAGGCGCTCCTGCTCTTGGAGGACGAGCCCGAGGAACCGGACGACGAGGACTACGGCTACCTCTCGTTCCTGATCCCGACCGACGCGCTTCCCAACTTGGCCACCTGCTACTGGCCCGATGAGGCAGAGGAAGCCGAGGATGAGGATTTCTTCCTTGCCGATTCGCAGATCCCTCAAAATGCCGTGTCGATCTGCCCGCCGCAGAACACCTGGCACGAGCCGGCTCGAGTTCGCAACTTCCAAGAGCCCGCGCGCCGCCGCGTGTGGCATATTTGACGCAACTGAGGAGGCCCGCCATGGCCCAGGAACTCATCAAGCGAAGCGCCGAGACCATCCCGTTCCAGTTCGATCTATCGGCGTTCCTGCCCTCGGGCGTGACCGTGAGCAGCGTCCAGTCCGTTGCGCCGGATCAGGTCACCACGCCGCCGCTCGTGTTCTCCAACTTCACCATCAGCAGCGAGCCGATCTATTTCCCCGACACCGGCACGAGCGCGCCGGCGGGCACCGTGGTCACGTTCACGGCCTCGGGCGGCGTCGAAACGGAGATCAACACGCCCTACCTCGTGCGGATGCTCTACACCGCCTCGGACGGTTCGCAGCCAGAAGCGATCGGCTACCTTGCGGTTATCGACAATCCGCCGATAGAATGGCCTCAACACTGAAAGGTTTAACATGCCCCTGAATCTGAGCGGAACCATCGCCGCCGGCAACGTGTCGCAGTCCGTGTTCGGCAAGGCCAGGCCCACGCAATACCAGGGCTACCAAATACAAAACACCAGCAGCGGCGTGCTTTACGTCGAGGACAATGGCCAGGCGGCGACCAGCGCGTCGCTGCAGGTCGCAGCGGGCACGACATACACGACGCCGGACGGTTGCCAGCCGGTCAACGGCGTGCAGATCATGGGCGCCACGACCGGGCAGACTTACGTATTCAAGGCATACTGAGCGCGCCCTAGCAGCAGGGCAGATGCGTCCATCACGGCCAGCCGCAGGTGCCGGAAAACAGCGGCAGCCCGGGCACGAAATGTAAGCCCCTCCTTGGCGCAGCAATGCGTGTTTCTCCGGGCGACGGGGCTCGGGCACCTTGGATCGAACCATGAACGACCTCAAACCAAAGCGAAAGGACAACCGGCCGACCCGCGTTGCGGACGGCCGCCCCTCGCGCGCCAAGCCCGGCGCCAAGGTGGGCGGCGCGCGCAAGGGCGCTGGCGCAAAGCCCTGGAAGGTGACCGAGGAGCAGCGCATCCGGGTCTCGACGATGGTGGCCTGCGGCTACCGCATCGAGGACATCCGGCGTGTCATCAAGACACCGAAGGGGCGCGAGATCGGCGCCCACACCTTCATCCGAAAGTTCTCTACCGATGTCGAGGCAGCGCGCGCGCTGCTGGTGGCGCGCGTATCCGAGCGCGTGTTCGACAAGGCGATGGGCAACGGCCCCGATTCGATGCGCGCGTGCGAACTGATCCTTCGCTGCATGGCGGGCTGGCAGCCGCCGGCGCCGCCGCGGCGCGAGCCCGAGCATCACATGCACGGCAGGTTCTCTGAGGAGACGCCGACCCTGCCGGCGCCTGAGCAGGTGCAAATCATGACGCTGGACGACTTCTATGCAGAGCGCATCGCCGCCGACGCAATCGCCGCGGCTGCGACTGGTGCCTCCGGCAGCGATGCCGCGGGCGACAGCGCAGAGCCGTCCGACATTTAGCGGCCCGACCCTCAATCCGGCGCTGCGGGATTTCTGGACGACGCCCGCGCGTCACCGTGTCCTGTACGGTGGCCGCTCCTCGAGCAAATCCTGGGACGCAGCCGGCTTTGCGATCTTCCTCGCCCAGGCCGGCAAGTTCCGGTTCCTTTGCACGCGCCAGTTCCAGAATCGCATCGAGGAGTCGGTCTACACCCTGCTCAAGATTCAGATCGAGCGCTGGGGACTGCGCTCCATCTTTGACATCCAGAAAAACAAGATCACCTGCACGCGCACCGGCAGCGAGTTCGTTTTCTATGGCCTGTGGCGGCACATCGATGAGGTCAAATCGATGGAGGGAATACATATCCACTGGTCGGAAGAGGCGCATCTTTTCTCCGAATCGCAATGGGAGGTGATCGAACCGACGCTGCGCGCGCAGGGCTCGCAGCACTGGTTCATATTCAATCCGCGCCTCTCTACCGATTACGTTTGGCGCCGGTTCGTGGTCGACCCGCCGCCCAATACGGTCGTGCGCGGCATCAACTACGACGAAAACCCGTTCCTCTCCGACACTATCCGCCAGGTCATTGAGGCCAAGCGCGTCGAAGATGCCGAGGATTTCGCGCACATCTACCTCGGCGTCCCGCGCGACAATGACGACTCCTCGATCATCAAGCGCTCGCACATCATGGCGGCAATCGACGCGCACCGAAAACTGGGCATCACGCCGGCCGGCCCGATGCGCATCGGCTTCGACGTGGCCGACGACGGCGAGGACTACTGCGCGCTGGTCGAGGCCCAGGGGCAACTTGCGCTTGGCGTCGATCTGTGGAAAGCCAAGGAGGACGAACTGCTGCGCTCCTGCACGCGGGTCTGGACGCGCGCGCGCATGAAGCGATCGAAGATCACCTACGATGCGATCGGCGTCGGCGCGCACGCGGGCGCCAAGTTCAACGAACTGAACGAGGCCGCCGGCAGCGCCATCGAGCACGAAAAGTTCTTCGCCGGCGGCGAGGTCATGAAGCCCGACGCGATCTACGCCGACTCCAAGGTCACGAACAAAGCGTTCTTCTCGAACATCAAGGCGCAGGCCTGGTGGGGCGTGGCCGACCGATTCCGCGACACCTACAACGCGGTAATGCGCGGCCAGCCCTGCGACCCGGGCCGCATGATTTTCATCTCAAGCGATCTGCCGCACCTCGTTCAACTGATTGACGAACTCAGCACGCCGAAAAAGGACTACGATCTTGCTGGCCGCGTCAAGGTCGAAAGCAAAAAGGATCTATCCAAGCGCGAGGTCAAATCCCCGAATCTGGCCGACGCCTTCATCATGGCGTACCTGCCCGGCGAAATGAAACGCAGGAGCTTCTTCGGATGAGCATTTTCGACTGGTTGCGCAAGACCGCTCCGGCGCCGGCATCCGCCCAGGCCCGCGAGTCGATATGGTCGACGCATGTGCGCGATCGTGGCCAAGTGTCCGGCGATTCTTTCCAGGAAGTGCTGATGCGCATCGCCGCGCAGCGGCCGAAGATCGCCGGCCTGCCGGGCACCGCCGAGGACGACTGGGGCGACGGGCTCGCCCTAAAGGCGCAACTGGCGCCCGGCAACATCCCCGAGGCGCTGCTCATGTGGTATGCGTCGCAGGGCTTTATTGGGTATCAGGTATGCGCGATCCTGGCGCAGCATTGGCTGGTGGACAAGGTGTGCACGGTGCCTGCGCGCGATGCGATCCGCAAGGGCTATTCGATTATCTCGGTAGACGGCGAGGATCTGGACGAGAACGCGGTGAAGCTGCTCAACCGCTATGACCGCGCGATGCGCGTGCGCTGGCATCTTGAGCAATTTGTGCGCATGGGTCGCATCTTCGGGATTCGCATCGCGCTCTTTCGCGTCGAATCGACCGATCCCGACTACTACGTAAACCCTTTCAACGTCGACGGCGTGACGCCCGGGTCATACAAGGGGATCGTGCAGGTCGATCCGTACTGGACCGCGCCGCTCCTCGACGGCGTTGCGGCGTCGCAGGCCGACTCGGCACACTTCTATGAGCCGACCTGGTGGATCATCAACGGGCAGCGCTATCACCGCTCGCACCTCGTGATCTACCGGCACAGCGAGCCGCCGGACCTGCTCAAGCCGCAATATCTCTACGGCGGCGTGCCGGTTCCCCAGCGGATCATGGAGCGCGTTTATGCGGCCGAGCGCACCGCCAACGAGGCGCCGCAACTGGCCATGACGAAGCGCCTCAACGTGTGGCTTACCGACATGAGTAAGTTCGTCGCCCAGGGCAATGTCGCCATCGAGCGCCTGAACTGGTGGGCGCAGATGCGCGACAACTACGGCATCAAGCTCGGCGACAAAGAGGGGGACGAGTTCCAGCAGTTCGAGACGAGTCTCGCCGACCTTGATGCGGTCATCATGACCCAGTACCAGATAGTCTGTTCGGCGGCCAATGTGCCATCGACGAAGCTGCTCGGCACGCAACCCAAGGGCTTCAACGCGACCGGCGAGTATGAGGAGGCGTCCTACCACGAGGATCTCGAATCGATCCAAGCGCACGATCTCACGCCGCTACTTGAGCGCCATCACCTGCTCTGCATGAAAAGCTACATCGTGCCCAAATTTTCGGGTATGCAGAACGTCGAAATCACGGTGCAATGGCAGCCGTTGGACGCGCCCACGGCCGAGGAGCGCGCGCAGGTCAATCTCGTGAAGGCGCAGACCGGCCAGGCACTCGTGGCCTCGGGCGCTATCACAAGCGAGGATGAGCATAACCGCATCGCCCGCGACCCCGATGCCGGCTACCCGGAGATAGGCGACTATGAAGAACCCCCGCCCGACCAGGATGTCGGCAGCGAAAACGACCCCGAAGGCTCCAACGCCTGACCCGAGCGCGCGCAACGAAATCCGCGGCGGCGTGCTGCGGCCCGCGTTCCCGATCGCGGCTGAATATGCGGCCGGCCTGCAGCGTCTCATCCGCGAACTGCACGCAGAGGTCCGGGCCGAGATGCGGCGCGTGTTCGAGAAGCACGTTCACCATGCCGCGAACGATTCGGCGATGGACGCGCCCGACGATCAGCCCTGGGGCAACGTCTCCTCCCAAGCGCGTATCGCGCTCAACCGGCTGCTGGAAAAGTATCAGCCAAAATTCGACAAGTGGGCGCGCGACGGCACCCGCAGGATGATCGATCGCACCGTAAAGCACTCAAACGCGACGCTGCGCATCAGCCTGCGCGAGATGTCCGACACCATGACCACGCTGCCGCTCACCGCCATGACCGACCGGCTGCGCGAGGTCATCACCGCAAGCTCAAACCAGGCCGCCGGCCTCATCAAACTCATCCCCGCGCGCTACCTGCAGGAGGTCGGCGGCCAGGTCGCGCGCTCAATCACCAGCGGCCAAGGACTCGCCGACCTCGTGCCCTATCTCACGAAGAAATACAAGGGGGATATCCGCTGGGCGCGCTTGGTCGCTCTTGACCAAACCCGCAAGGTCTACTCGGCGGTAAACGCGGCCAAGATGGAAGAGATCGGCATGAAACAGTACCGCTGGATTCACACGCCGGGCAGTTATCACCCGCGCAAGCTGCATGAGCAGATGAGCGGGAATGTCTACTCGCTGGACGATCCGCCGGTGATCGACGAGCGCACGGGCGAGCGCGGCATCCCCGGCCAAGCGATATTTTGCCGATGTACTATGCAGCCGATTGTCAAGTTCGGAGCGCAATGATGCCCCTGACCCCTGGAAGTTCCGAGAAGGTGATCGGCGAGAACATCGCCGAATCCGAGGCGCACAGAAGCGCCAAGGATGCGGCGCCGCGCACGCCGGCGCAGATCGCGCTGCCGCTCACCACCACGGT